GTTAAGAAGATATTCTGGCACACAGATGGTATCTAACTTTAGACCTACAGCTGCAGCCGCCATGTATAATATTTTTTGTGATGTAGATAGTCCTCTTGAAGGCACAACAGCAGGAGTAGTTTGGGATCCTAGTATGGGTTATGGTGGTAGATTATTAGGTGCCATTTTAGCAGGTGTAAATTATATAGGCACAGACCCATGTATACCTACTTATGAAGGATTAGAAAAAATTATGTATGACTATGGTCGTTGCGATAAACAATACACATTACTTAGACAAGGTAGTGAGACTTATATACCTGAAGATGAAAGTTTAGATTTTGTATTTACAAGTCCACCTTATTTTGGTTGGGAAGCATATGGTGATGAACCAGAACAGTCAAGTATAAAGTTTGATACATCTGAATCATGGAAAGAAAACTTTTTAAGAAAGACAATTGAAAATGCATATAAAGGATTGAAGAAAGGCAAGTATCTTGCATTAAATGTTGCAAACACAAAACAATATAAAACATTTGAAGAAGACACAGTTAAACTTGCAATTGAATCTGGTTTTAAACATACAGACACTTGGTGGTTATCTTTATCAACACAACAAGGTAAACAAGAACAAGGTTCATTAGATGGCACAACAGAAGTCAAACAGAAACAACAATACATGGGCGAGTTTATTAGACCTGATATTGCAGGTAGAAAATTTGAACCTACATTTATTTTTGAAAAATGAAAATTTTAGCTGTTAATTTATCTCATCATTCCTCTATTACACAAGTTACAGATGGCAAGATTGATTTTCATATAGATGAGACTAGAGTAAGGAGAGATAAGTATTGGCATCCTTTTCGACATGATTGTTTTTATCAATCCATACATAACTTGCAAGACAAAGAATTTGACGCTGTTATTTTTTGTACAGTAGACCGCAAATTTCACACATGGAATGACCCTAAAGACTGTCTTTTTGTAGGGTCAGATGAATTTCCTGTGATAGAAAATATAAAAAAACAAATTCCTAATAATAAAAATAAATTTTACATAGACTTAACACAACATCATTTATATCATGCGATATGTGGTCATTCATTTTCAAAAAATGATGAATCAATTGTAATAGTTATGGATGGCGGTGGGGGACAACTTGTTCCAACATATAGAGAAATTGAAAGTATATATGTTATTAAAGATAATGAAATATCTGAAAAATGGAAACACTATTCTTGTATGAGAGCTAATGGCCAAGTTCAAATTTCAGGTTTTAAATCTATTCATAATAAAGATTTAGAATTTGTAAATGAGGGTGTAGACATAAGATTAAGTGATGATGAATCGGATGGTTATAAATTTTCAGAAATGTGTTTTATTATGGATTTACCACTTATGGGAGAAGGGAATGTCATGGGAGTATCTGCTTACGGAAATAAAAATTATAAGAATAAACCAATAGACTTACTTTCTCATGCTGATAGAGCATTAAAATTGCAAGATGAAACTTTTTCTCATACTGTAGAGTTAATTGAAAAGGCAATATCATATTCAGATTGTAAAAACATAGTGTTGTCAGGTGGGTATGCTTTAAATTGTGTAAACAATTATAGATATTTAGATGTATTTCCTAATCATAACTTTTTTGTAGACCCATGTTCAAATGATGGCGGAACATCAATTGGGGCTGCATTGTGGTTAGATAAAAATTATGGTAAAATAAAATGGCAATAAGAAAAAAAGATTATGAGATAATTAAAACATTTATACATATGAGTATTGTTCCTATGAGTGTTAAGAAATTGTGGTTTAGAGATAAAAAATTTAAAGAGTGGTATGATAGAGAAGGACAAATATCGAGTAGTAAATAGATTACTTGAACAAAAGATAGTTGCAATTTTTCAAGGACAAAGTGAGTATGGACCAAGAGCATTAGGTAATCGTTCTATACTGTTTGACCCTAGAAATAAAAATGCAAAAGAAATCATAAATACAGTTAAGAATCGGAAATGGTATCAACCATTTGCATGTACAATAATGTTAGAATATGTACATGATTATTTTGACCTGAAGACACTAAAAGAATCGCCATGGATGTCGTTTGCTGTAGATTGTAAACAAAAGGCAATAGATGAAGTGCCAGGAATAGTTCATATAGATAATACATGCAGAGTGCAAACATTAACAAAAGAACAAAACAAAAATTATTATGAGTTGTTAGAAGAATGGTATAGACAAACAAAATGTCCTTTACTACTTAACACTTCATTTAATTTAAAAGGCGAGGCAATTGTAGAAACTTTAGATGACGCTATTGACACAGTAAATAGGTCAGATATAGATATTATATATTTACCAGAATGAAAGTAAAAGACAAAAGATTTAAACATCAACCAAAAAGTGTTGCATTAGTAACCGGTGGTTTTGACCCAATACATTCAGGTCATATTCAATATTTAAAAGCTGCAGCTGAATTTGCAGATTATTTAATTGTAGGTCTAAACTCTGATGAATGGTTAACAAGAAAAAAAGGTAGACCATTTATGCCTTTTGAAGAAAGAGAGGCAATTTTAAATGAGTTATTAGTAGTAGATAAAGTTATATCATTTGATGATGAAGATAACACAGCTTGTCATGCAATAGAAATGGTAAAACACTTATATAAAGACCCATTTAATAATTCATTTCACACACCGATAATTTTTTGTAATGGTGGTGATAGAACAACCGATAATGTGCCAGAACAAGATAGATTTAAAGATGATGAATGGGTGTCCTTTGAGTTTGGTGTAGGTGGTGAAAACAAAATTAATTCATCAAGTTGGATTTTAGAAGATTATAAAAGTGCAAGAACAGAAAGACCTTGGGGATATTACAGAGTAATACACGAAATAGGAAAAGGTGTTAAAGTAAAAGAATTAGTAATTGAACCTGGTAAAGAACTATCAAATCAATATCATAATAAGAGAAATGAATTATGGTATGTGATGAAAGGTGAAGTTGTAGTAAACGGTATTATTCATAAGGCACACGAACAAGCGTTTTTGATACCGAAGGGGCAATGGCACCATGCAAAAAATATATCAGACCAACCATGTCATGTTTTAGAATGTCAATATGGGGAAGAGTGTATAGAGGAAGATATTGTGAGACAATTCATAAATGAGAATGATTCTCAACAAGAAGACAAACCTAAGCGTGGATTATACATTGGTCTCAGACATCAAGAAGATGATGGTTATTGTGATTAAAAGTGAAAAAATAGCTTGACAAACATCCCATAGTATCCTATAATACAGAGTATATGCCAAAAAGTATGCATTTGGTTCCAGGCATGACTAGTCTGAATACCAAGAAAGCAAAAGTCAAAATTACGAAGACCAGAATGCTCGAATTAAAAGAAGAGCATAGACTTCATAATAAGAAATATAAAAATGACAAAATTCTAGCACCTCACATGGTGATGGATTTTGACACATATCTAAAATTCAGATTCGGTAAACTAAAACACAAGAAGAAAGATAGAGGCGAATATGTGCCTAGTAATACAGTATCACAATCTAGAATAGAAACTAAAACAAAAATTGAACCTCATGTATGTGCGAAGAAAGAACCTAAAGTATATGATGGTGAAAGAAAACTTATCGGCATAGGTATGCTACATAAATCAAATCTTGTACCTATCTTTGATGAAGAACATGCTAAAGATTTAGCAAAAATGAGAAGATGACATTCTTCACAAAAATTTAATTTCATTTTAACACCCTTTTAACATTCATTTTCTAAATACTTGTGAAAATAATAACAAAGGAGTTTATAATGAAAAAACTTTTAATCGTTCCTCTATTACTTTCCTTTTCAACTTCTGTAATATCTGGCCCTTACCTCATGTCAAAACATGAATTTAAGATGAAAGATTCCGACTATAGCAAAACTGTAAATCATATCAGATTTGGCAATAGTATGAAAACAGAAAGTGGATGGAAATTATATGGAGAATTAGGTGTTGCAGAATCAATTAACAACGGAAGTGGTCTTTTTGATGGTGACGCTGGTTCATCTTATGAATTTGGATTTAGTAAAAAAGTTACTGATTCATTTTCTTGGAAAGGCAAATGGGAAGGTTTAGAATTACCAAATTCTACAAATTCTCATAAAGTAGAAATCAAAACAAAGTGGAAATTCTAAAATGAAAAAACTATTATTAATCCCTATCATATTTTCTTTATCAAACATTTCAATTGCTTCAGATGTAGTAAAGGTTGTTGGTTCATCAACAGTCTATCCTTTTGCTACAGTTGTTGCAGAAAATTTTGGTAGAGAAACTGAACATAAAGCACCTATCATTGAATCAACAGGTTCAGGTGGTGGCTTAAAACTTTTCTGTGCAGGTAAAGGTCCTTCTACACCTGACATAACAAATGCTTCAAGAAGAATAAAATCTAAAGAAGTTAAACTATGTGCAAAAAACGGCATTACTAATATAACCGAAAATAAAATAGGTTTTGACGGAATCGTTATTGCAAATGTAAAGACTTCTGAAAGATTAAACATTACAAGAAAAGACTTGTATCTTGCTCTTGCAAAAAACATACCTTGTGGTTTACAAGATGGTGTTACTTGTGAGAATGACAACAAGACTTGGAAAGATGTAAGAAGTGATTTGCCTAATACAAAAATACAAGTATATGGCCCACCACCAACATCTGGTACTAGAGACGCTTTTGCTGAATTAGCACTAGGCGGTGGTTGTAAACAAATACCATGGATAAAAAAACTTAAAAAGAAAAATAAGAAAGAATTTAAAAAACTCTGCTATACAGTTCGTGAAGACGGTGCATATGTAGAGGCAGGAGAAAATGATAATCTAATAATACAAAAACTACAATCAGCACCTGATTCATTTGGAGTATTTGGTTTTAGTTTCTTAGACCAAAACAAAGATACAGTTCAAGGAAGTATCGTAGATGGTGTTGAACCTACATTTGATAATATTGCAAGTGGAAAATATAAAGTATCTCGTTCATTATACTTCTATGTTAAAAATGACCATGCTGATATGAAACCAGCAATTCATGAATTTGTTAAATTTTTCATGAATGAGGATGCCATAGGTGATGATGGTTATTTAGTAGACAGGGGATTAATACCTTTACCAAAAGAGGAAAGAGTTAAATTTATTAATGACGCCTCACGCTTGACAAAATTACAATATTAAGATATAATCCATTATAAATAATAGTAGAAGTCGCCATTATGGGGCTTCTACTATAACTTGCTTAACAAAGGAGGAAAATATGACGGTATTTAGTTCATTACATCCGTTTACAATAGGTTATGATGATGTATTCAAACATTTTGAAACATTGTTAGAACATCAACAACCAAACTATCCACCATACAACATAGTCAAGACAGGTGATTATACACATTGTGTTGAAGTTGCATTGGCTGGTTATTCAAAAGCAGAAGTTGAGGTAATCGTTGAAGATAAAACTTTAACAATTAAATCATCTGATTTACCTGCTAAAGATAAACCTAAGGATAATGTCATTCATAAAGGCATTGCTAAAAGGGCATTTAAAAGAGTATTTACCCTTGCAGATGATGTAGTTGTAAATGACGCTGTTTTGAAAGATGGTCTTCTTACAGTAGAGCTTGAAAGAGTTGTACCTGAAGATAAGAAACCTAAAGTAATCAAAATTAAGTAAACACTAAGTGCCAACCAGCATTGACATTTAGTGCTGGTTGGTATATAATTAACACATTATTAACAATTGAGGTTTATATTATGCAAATATCAAGTGATACAATTAATGTCTTAAAAAACTTTTCCGACATTAATCAAAACATACTCGTTAAAAGTGGTAAAACTTTAACAACAATATCAACAATGAAAAACATATTAGCAGAGGCAGAGATATCTGATGACATGCCACAAGAATTTGCTATATATGATTTACCAGAGTTTTTGAGAACAATTGATATGTTTTCAAAACCATCATTAAACTTTGAAGGTGAATCACATGTAGAAGTCGTTGAAGGCAAACAGAAAGTCAAATACTTTTTTGCTGATAAATCAGTCATTGTTGCACCAACAAAATCAATAACAATGCCAGACACTTTTGTATCTTTTACATTTACAAAAGATATGTTTGAAAAAGTTATGAAAGGTATTAACACATTAGGTCTACCTGATGTTGCAGTTGTAGGTGATGGCACATCAATTAAAATGATTGCTACTGATAAGAAGAACAAATCTTCTAACACTTATTCTGTGGACATTTGTGAATCTGATAAAGTGTTTACCGGATACTTCAAGGCAGAAAATTTTAAAATGATTACTGATGATTATGATGTTGCAATATCATCACAGAAAATCAGTCATTTTGTGAATCGTACTAGACCAGTTAAATATTGGATTGCACTAGAACCAGATTCAACATTTTAATTTTAACTAACTTGAGGATTATATTATGGCACAAGATTTCTTGTGGGTGGAGAAATACCGCCCAAAACAAATCAAAGATTGTATCTTACCAGAAGATACGAAGAAAACTTTTAGTGAGTTTTTAAAACAAGGCGAAATACCTAATCTATTATTATCAGGCACAGCAGGTACAGGTAAGACTACCGTTGCTCGTGCATTGTGTGAAGAATTAGGTTGTGATTACATAATCATTAATGGTTCAGATGAAGGTCGCCAGATTGATACATTAAGAACAAAGATTAAAAACTTTGCAAGTACTGTATCTCTAACTGAAGACGCTAATCATAAAGTAGTAATCATAGATGAGGCAGATTATACAAATGCTGATTCAGTTCAACCTGCTTTAAGAAACTTCTTAGAAACATTTCATGCAAATTGTAGATTCATATTTACATGTAATTACAAAGCAAAACTTATCGAACCACTTCATAGTAGATGTACTGTTGTAGACTTTAGAATCGTAAATGGTCAAAGAGTTAAAACAGCAACAGCATTTATGGAAAGATGTTCTAAAATATTAGAAGATGAAGAAGTACCTTTTGATAAGAAAATACTTGCAGAATTAATTCAAAAACATTATCCTGATTTCAGAAGGACAATAAATGAATTACAAAGATATTCTGTAAGAGGTAAAATAGATAGTGGTATATTGTTCTCTATGTCTGAAGTCAGTCATAAAGAATTGTTATCATCACTAAAAGAAAAAAGATTTAACGATATGAGAAAGTGGGTCGTACAAAATCTAGATAAAGAACCAGCGTTCTTATTTAGAAGTATCTATGATGTGCTTTATAAATCGTTGTCGCCAAACTCTATACCACAAGCAATATTAATAATCGCAGGTTATCAATACAAGGCAGCCTTTGTCGCTGACCAAGAGATTAATATGGTCGCTTGTCTAACAGAGATTATGGCAGGATGTAAGTTTAAATAATGTATGAGTTAAAAGATTATTTAAACGCTATCAATTTCTCTAAAGAAAAACTATTAGATACTGATGATACAGAGTGGACAAAAAAATATCCACCCTTTGTTATCAATAAATGTTTGTCTATGTTTTATGATTGTATTGCACAGGCAAATGAGATGAATGGGTACCACTTCTTAGATAAAGATGTTCAATTTAATTTTTTCATAAATAGTATAAGAAAAAAGAAGCGATTTGGTGGTAAGTGGCTAAAACAAAATGTTTTAAAAGATATAGAGTATGTCAAAGAATATTATGATTATAGCAACGAAAAGGCAAGAGAGGCCTTATCAATACTAACTAAAGAGCAAATTGAATTAATAAAACTATCTATTGATAAGGGTGGGAGAAAGAGAAAATGAATGATGAAATAGAATGGAATCCAGATAACATGCTCGAAGTTACAATTAAACAACCTGATGATTTTCTAAAAGTAAGAGAGACACTAACTAGAATAGGTGTTGCAAGTCGCAAAGACAAAACACTATATCAATCATGTCATATATTACATAAACAAGGTAAGTATTATATTGTACACTTTAAAGAGTTATTTGCATTAGACGGCAAGACAGCAACACTATCTGAAAATGATATACAAAGAAGAAATACAATTGCTATATTGCTACAAGATTGGAACTTAATTGACATAACTAAAAAAGAGGAATCTGAAAACAAGGCACCTCTAAGTCAGATAAAGGTTTTACCTTTTAAAGAAAAACATGAATGGATATTATCAGCAAAATACAACATAGGCAAAAAAGTAGAAGATGAAAGTACCAAGTTTTAATGAATTTATTAGTGAGGCAGTTGAAAATCCTAAACTAGTAATCATAACAGATGAACCTGAACAGGCAAAAACTTTTCACACGGCAGATAGACTTCAACAAGAGGCAAAAAAGTTAGGGTGGAAATATTACCTATATAAACTTACAGGTGGGTATACATCAAACGAAGATAACATTAGAAGACTACACAACAAAGATGATAAAAAAGGTTTTGTAGTTGATAAAAATACTATTGCGATATTTAGAGGTTCAGTTGTTCGTAGAGACAGTTGGATGGATATTATATCCATGTTTGAAAAAGATAAAGTATGTTGTATCAACAGTAGAGACTGTATAGAAATATGCACAGACAAATATAGAACATCTATCAAACTTGCTGATTATGGTTTAAGACAACCTAAATCTTCACTAATAACAGATAAAGAAAATGCTTTAAAA